AGAGGATTTAACAACGGATTCAACCGCTATCTTTACCTCAGAGGATGAAAAGAAAATAGTGAAGCGAAGAGTAGTTCACTGGTTTGAGAGTAAGGATATTAACGAAGGGTCATTCCTGTGGATATGCAGAGAACTGGAGCTTGACCCGGATTACGTAAGGAGCAAAGCATATGAGCAGAGATGAGAAAAGTAATTACTATGATGCCGGGGGAATTGAAACTCTGGACATCATAAAGGCAAAGTTAACACCGGGGCAGTATAGAGGTTACCTGCTCGGTAATGCAATCAAGTATGGTTGCAGATTAAACTTCAAAGGGTGTCCCAAGAGGGACGCAGAGAAGGCATCAAACTATCTGCGCTGGCTCAAGGATGAGTTTCCTGAAGGACAGCTTACACTTCCTGCGCCTATTGCTTACATTTACCGGGGGGAAGAAACAGACGATTGTGAGTACCGGATTCCCGGGCCACAGTTTAACAATGAAGAAGAGTTCCCGGCTTGCAGTAATCCTGATAACCCTCTTCCCCATTGTACAGGACCAGACTGTGAGCTTGACAGAGTAGAAGAAGTGAGGATACCATGTGCGGTAACCGGGAAGCCTTGTGACTGGCACAACTATGATCGGAAAACATTTGATTCACTTTGTATGCATTTTAAAAATCTTAATAATAGTTGTACAGAAGAATTATGTCCTATTTATCAAACATCAGATGAAGCTGTCCAGACATACACTGACACCATGGCAGAAGCTGACACTGTGGAGAATATGCATACGCAACACGCACAGCCAGATGATCCTACATATGTAGAGAAAACACCGTTGCCTTGTGAAGGTGAACATTTGGATCAAGGTATCTGTTACTTTTACGATGATGAAGGTGGTTTTAATTGCGAAGTACTCAAATGCCCTTTAGTAGTATGTCCTGTTACTTATAAGGAGTGTGACCATTATATTATCGATCCTGACGGTGTTGACGGTAAATACTGTGAACACCCTTTAAACACCAAAAGCAAACTAACGAGCGTATACTGTCCGCTCTGTAACGATCCAGCATGAAAGGGGGTGAGGTAAATTGAAAACATCATATGTAATAGAGAACCTGACTGACTTGAAAGCCTGCATTGATGGTCAGTCAACTCCGCAGTTCCCGGAAGGGTATAAGGTAAATATTTATTCTGATACAGGTGGACTGAGGCTGTTAGTAGTGGATTCTGAAAACGATCTGCTGACTGAGTTTGAAATCAGTGTAAACGGAGCTACTCTGCTGACAGACCTGCTGACCGATGAAGGGTTAAATGTAGAAAAAATGTAACTACTACCCGAAACTAAAAAAGCAGTGTTCAATTAAGAGCACTGCTTTTTTATTTGTCCCATTTTGTTGTGCCTTGTTATAGAATTATATGATCATTCATATGGCATCTCCTATTTGGGTTAATAAGTTGAGACCCTCAGTGCGTCCCCAAGTCAAAGAGTTTATCGGTGTATTCCGATCAGGGGGCTTGGGGGCTGAGTGATCTCTATACAAATAATAGCATCGATTATTGCACTTGTCAAGAAAATAATGATGACAAATTTCCACGCATTTTATTCTTGCCAAACTGCGAAAAAATGTTTATTATTTGTATAGAAAGGGAGAATAATTCCACCAATATAAATCAAAGGAGCTAACCATGAGTAAGAAACCGTCACCTTTGACAGCTAATCAGCAGGAACTCTACAACCTCTATAATGAAAATGATCATAGTGAATATAAGGTAGCAAAGATAAAGAACATGCACCCGGGGCAGGTAAGACAGCTTTTATTCAGTGTGGCTAAGAAAGGATGGCCTGTCATGCCTAACCGCTTTCTTGAACAGGCCCCGGCTGGTTTCAGTCTCTCTCACTCCACTATGCAGATTAATAAGGACGGTGAAGTAGTTCAGCAGTGGGCCAGAATCAAACCTTTTGAACAGGGCATAGATTCAGTGGTTAAGTACCTTGAAGAACGTATACCTGTTACTAAAGCAAAGATCAGGAAGCCTACCAAAGCTGACCCGGATGTACAGCTTGAATGGACCATAGCTGATTTACACTATGCAATGCTGTCATGGTCACCGGAGACCGGAGCCAATTACGATTCACTTATCGCAAGACATCTGCTTCTTGATTCCGGTATGGACATTTACAGCCGGGTAGGTAAGGTTGAAGAAACAGTTGTTGTGTTCATGGGTGATAATTTTCAAACTGATTTCTTTGACGCACGTACTGAGAGAGCAGGGAACATTCTTGACAGCGATACCCGATTCCCTAAGATGGTAGCCAGTGGTATTGATACCTTCATCTCTGCTATCGAGATTGCATTACAGTTTTCAAAGCGTGTCCGGGTCATCGTGCTGTACGGTAACCATGATAAACAACTCAGCGCAGTACTACCTCATATATTGTATCATCATTTCAAACACAGTAAATTTGAAGATCGTGTATTCATTGATCTTGCTCCCACTTACGCTCACTATAACTATTGGGGAGATGTTGCTTCCTGTTACTACCATGGTCACAAAGGGAAACCTGATCGAATGTGTTCCAACTTCACACGCAAATGTGCTGAGACAGGGAAACGTGCAAAATACTTCTATGTAAAGCAGGCACATCTGCACCGGGAAGAGATTAAGGATATCAACGGTGTCATGTTTGAAGTAGTACCAAGCCCGGTGGCTCCTGAAGCTTATGTAGTAGAGATGGGGTTTGAATCAAAGAGAGCAACGGTTGCGACAGCCTATCATAAGAAGTATGGACCTGTAGGTCGGTATGAGATCACACCGGGGGCATTGGCGTTGAAGAAGAAAGAGGCTTTAAGAAATGGAGATTAAACGCATCAGGAAATTAAAAATTAACGCATTCGAGTTTAAAGTAATATGGGATAAGTCACTACGTGGCGCATCTGTCGATTGTATCAAACGAGAGATCAGGATAGGTACAAAGAATGCTGATACTACAGAAATCTTTGAAAGAATCTGTCACGAGTTGTGGGAGATCGGTGCAATGGATATGGGAGTAAGACTGAGCAGACCTGATTGTGATTCTGATTATATCTTTGTATACGATCACAGACAGCATGATACGATGTGTAACATGGTTGCTGGATGGCTGGCGCAGTTTATTAAATAGGAGATAAATGCAGATAACCAACGAAGAGTTTCTTAAAGTCTTATTCGGTGAAGATTATAAGTGGGCGCACGTAACTGCGTTCTTCGATGATCCTTCCAACATACCGGTAGGACGTGCAGGCATATGCTGGTGCGGTGGCTGGTATCAGGATTATACCATTCCCGAGAACAGCAACCAGTATTTCACGATCAGCACCTTCTTTCATGACAATGGTAAGGCAAGACGTAAGAAGGCAAATTTCCGGTGTACACATGTGATTGTAGCTGACGATGTGAACGAAAAGTTACCGGTTGAAAATGTACAAAAGTTACCACCGCCCACTTATAAACTTGAAACGTCTCCCGGATCAGAGCAGTGGGGATGGGTTCTTGATAAACCTTGTGAGGATATGAACAAGGTTAACAACCTGCTCGATGGTCTGGTTGCAAAAGGATTAGCCCCCGCAGGTAAAGACCCGGGGATGAAAGGAGTTACACGTTATGTTAGATTACCAGAAGGAGTCAATACTAAAGCCAGCAAAGCCATCAATGGAAGCCCTGCGCCTTGTCGAATGGTGGAGTGGTCTCCAGAGAGAACTGTCTCCATCGGAGACCTCGCTACTCCTTTCGGAGTTGATCTACAAGCCAAACGCAAAGAAGCGAGATTGGATGGCGCAACAGAGATTACGGACCACCCATTACTCACTGTTGTCAAAGTCAAAGAAGTACGATCCTCTGGTCGTTACGATATACAGTGTCCATGGTATAAGGAGCATACAGGTGAAGCAGACGATGGAGCAGGTGCGTTTACTAATTCAGACGGAACCATTGGATTCAAATGTCATCACGGCTCATGTCAACACAGGACCGGTGCGGACCTTCTTAAATGGGCTGAAGAGATTCATCCCGGGTTTAACGAGAAATTAAAATACTGGCAGGTGATGAGAGCTTTCGATGCTAAACCAAAATTAAGTTTTATGGGTCCAGTGGAGAAACCTGCACTGAGCTTCATGGGTCCCTCAATCACCACCGCACAAGTCAGCGCACAAGTCAGCGCACAAGTCAGCTACGATTCACTCATAGATGATCTCAGAAGGACACCGCCTGCTGATGCTGTTGATAAGGCATACGCTGTGTTAAAAGCTGTAGATGAGGTAGACCTTGGGACCAAGTTAAAGTATCATGATCTGGTACGTGACCACATGGGCTGGAGCAAGGTTGACCTGAGTAACATATTAAAAGAACAACGTGAAGGCTGGTACAAGAGAGAACCTGATGAAGATGAACTGAACTTTTATAAAGAGTGTGCATTTGTCTTGGAACAAGATGCGGTGTACAATTTTAAAAAAGGTATATTCTCAAAGACAGACGCATGGAGAAAACGATATAATCATATTGATGAAGATGTTCTCAACAGAGGGTTTGTTGACGGTCTCATAAGAAAGGTTGACAGAGTTGATTATGCACCGGGGGAACCGCAGTTCTTCACAGAGCATGGTGTTGATTATGTTAATAGCTGGAATGATGATATAGATAAAGGAGCACCGGGGGATATCCAGAGATGGCTTGATCACTTTGATGTCATGGGATGGGGAGAACATAAGAAGCATGTATTGCAATGGATGGCCTTCACGTTACGCAGACCTGAGATTAAGATTAATCATGCACTGGTGCTTGCAGGTAAGATGGGTGCAGGGAAAGATTTCATCCTTGCACCATTAAAGATGGCAATGGGTAGAAACTTTAAAGAAGTGTCGGGAAGTTCATTAGGTTCACAGTTTAACGATTACCTCGTGAGAACAAAATTTTTA